TTGGTGCTTTTGGAACTACTGTAAATAGTTACATTACAACCACGTACCCATCTGCGTATATTGATACCGCAACGCCATTAGAAACAAGTCCTGGGGTAATTAATCCTATTTATGATTCAGGGGATGATCATCCAAACGCAGCTGGTCACGCGCTAATAGCATCAACAATTTCAGGAAGTCCATTGTATTAATCTATGAACATTGAAAAATCAAACATATCAAAATGACAAAAAGAGAAATAATTGACGCGGTTACTACCGCAGTAATGGAGCAGGGAGCTGCCGGAATTGACGAAATTCTAACAGAAACAGAAAACGTTGCTTGCACAAACGCCGCTGCCGGTGCTTTGGACACGGTGAATCCTACTAATACCTACCCTCCAACTCCGAGATGAGATATTTAGCAATTATAGCCGTTGCGCTTTTTTGTTCAGGGTATTGGCTATGTACTTTAGTTTTCCCTGGACAAGATAATTTAATTAATTGGTGGGATATGAGATTAGCGATTTACTCAATAATTTTTGCTATTTGTTTTTTTGTAGGATGGAGGCTGACTAAAGGTGTTACAAAGGCAATCTTTCTTGTCGGAGTAGTTTTTTGTTTAGGCGATATTGTGGACAGGTACTTCTTCAGGGTGGACACATTTGAGTTTGACGATCTGCTGCTTTATGCTTTTGCCTTGTACTATATTTATTCAGCTTATGCCAGAGAGATTAAAACAAATACCCGATGAAATATGGTCTTTCATTGTAAAGACTTTGCCTATAAGTATTGCAGCTTTGGCAATTAGTATTTCTGTTCAGATTAAAAACAAAACGGCTTCGGCTCTGAATGTTTTTTTGTCCATTGTGAGCGGGTTGGCCTGTTCTTACTTAACAGCTCCGTTCGTGTTTGAGAACTTCGGTAAGGGGGCTGCTCCGATAATTATAGGAGTTATGACAATCGCCGGTGAAAAGGTGGCGTATTGGCTTATTTACGAGTTCAAAGTCGATTTGATAATGGAGGCTTTTGTGAAGTATTTAACCAAAAAGTTTAAGAAATGAGCAGAGACAAAAAAGACCTTCATAACGAACTTGTAAACGTTTACGAGTTGTCCTGTGAAAAGTACAAGCAATTGTACCCTAATGAGGTTCAGCCGTTCTTAACTTGTACTCATAGAACAAATGAGGAGCAGAATAAACTTTACGAAATTGGCAGGACGGTTAAAGGCTCAATAGTAACCAATGCAAAAGCCGGACAAAGCCCTCACAATTATATGCCTTCATTCGCTTTTGATATTGCGTTTATCGGTTTGGACAAAAAATTAAGCTGGAACAAAAAGCACTTCAAAAACTTTGCTGAAATTGTAAAGTCAATTACAAATACGGTTGAATGGGGCGGTGATTGGAAATTTTTAGACGTTCCTCACTTCGAACTCAAAGCATGGAAACAATTTAAAGACATAAAACACCTATGAACTACAACAACCTAACTCTATTTTGCCTCGGAATGCTTGGCGTTTTGCTTCACAACCTTGTTGAACTGAATAAGCTTAACAAAGCATCAAAAGGAAACCTGAACATCAGGCAATACCTTAAATTGGAACTTTTTAGCATCCTTATTTCAATGGTTGTTTTAGTGGTTTGTATTGTCATCAAATCCGAGATAAAGCAGCTTGAGCGGGTTGGTAAATGGTTAGGACTGGCATTTATGTCAATCGGTTACATGGGCCAATCTTTGCTTATTTTTGTAATGGGAAAGGCAAACAAGGTAATTGATAAAGATCAGAGTGATTCATAAAATGAAATTCAAAGTACTAATTATATTAATTTTAGTAGGTTTTAGTTCATGCTGCAACTGGCACCTGAGGCGAATACAGGCCAAATGCGGGGTAAATTTCAAATCCGATACAACGTACATTAAAGTACGCGATTCAATTCCTGAGATAAAAGAAACAGGCACATTAAGTATTGCAAAGCAGGATTCTGCCTTGCTTCTGAAAATTGACAGCTTACTGAGTATAAAACACGAAAAGCTGGACTGTGATTCAATTGTCAATGATTTAAAGGCCAAAATTAGAACGCTTGTTAAAAATAGGCCAATTGTACCGGACACACATACGATATTCACTCATGGAGGCTATATTAAAGCATGGATTGGCAAAAAAGGCTTTCAATGGGAGGTAAATATACCTAAACAAATCATTGAAAAGAAAGTGCCATGCGTTACTGTTGTGAATGAATACTCGCCAAAACAGGGATGGAAAACATGGCTCGGATGGGTTCTTTTTAGTGTTGTTTTACTGCTTGCTATCCTGTTCAGGCGTTAAAACACCTCGTATTTTAGCGTAATATCAACGCTTAGTTTTTCACAATACAGACAAATTAACTCAAGGTCAAAACACTTGCCGGATTCTATTTCAGCGATTCTCTTAGGACCGACCCGTAACCATTCAGCAACCTGTTCCTGAGTCATAGGAATTTCCTGCCGTATTCGGCGGAGAGTGTTTCCTAAGTCCGCCAATTTTGGCAGAATTGTTTTGCTAATTGTTTCAGATTCAGTCATGTTCGCTTATCCGGTAGTTAGGCGTAAGTTTACCAAACCCACTCCTGACCCTCCAACGACATATCTCCTGCATCAATAGCCATATCCCTTGTCACTATAATTGTCTGCCGTTGGTTTTGTTCATGCACACAACAATTTCCATGTACCAACTCTGCTTTATCTTCTTGCCATGTTTTACACGCTTCTAAATCCAACGGCTCACCATCTTTATCTGTCGGTTGCCCACAGTAGCCACAGCGATAAAAACCTACGCCTAACAGCACATTTGCAATAGGCGGGGCTTCTTGCTCCGTTGAAAGTTTTTCGTTTTTATCAAGTTCTGTTTTCATATCAAAATTTTAGTTATTAATCCCGCCCATCGCAAATCTGCAAAACGTTATACCTCATTGCCTTCAATCTTCTGTCTAAGCCAAACAGTTCCATTGTAAAAATCAAGTTCGTGAAAACCATTAAACTCGCCTTTACTATTCATTATGTCTGCGTATCGTTTGGCTTCAATACCAGCCTCAATATGAGTCGGCAACGAAGGTATAACATTGTATAAAAGCAATAACTCATCCACTGCATCATGGTAAGCCAAATCTCCGCTTTCAACCTTGTTCATTATTTGTTCTATTTTATTTCTCATACGTTACTGCTTTTATACTTGTCCGTTAGCAGCAAGTTTGCTCACAATCTAACATATCCTAAATTTTTATTGCATTTCACACAATATCCGTATCTATCTGTTTTTACATCAAATCCGCTATGTGAGCAAACCTGACTGCTAACATGGGCTTGTGGCAATGCTTCGTTTTCGGTTTCAAATAAACTTGGTGCTGAAAAACTTTTATTAAAATCTCCTACCCGCTTTCGTTCAACGGTAACAATTGTATCGTTATGACAAGCTCCGTGACATACCAATTTCACTTCCACAATTTCAAACCCTCGTTTCTTTCCAACGCCTGTGCTGTCCCAACAAAAAGAAATTACAGTTCCCTCGGGTCGAACTATCCTTGCAATTTCATCTTTGCATTTAGCCCAATATTCGGCCCTTCCAGCAGTTCCCTTTTGCTTGGTGTGTATCTCCGCAAACATTGTTCAGTTGAATAGGGCGGGTCAAACAGCACTCCGTTTACCGAATTATCTGGCAATGATTTTAGAAACTCCAGCGCATCCATTTGATGTTTATTGCCCCGCCCCTCAATATCATTCGTTATTTCAGCAGGGGAGTTTTCACCAGCAAAAGGGTCTGCCCATCCATCGGTTAAGTATTTTAGTATTATCTCTTTGAATGGCTTAACCTTAAATGTCCAAATGCTTGGCATCGCCCATTCTCTCGTAACTGTAATTTCTTTTCCTACGCTCATTTTAATAAAAGTTTTTCCTCGTTCTTTATATTTAAGTTTGTCGGTTGAATCCGCACTGCCACAAGCCCAGAACCGTTACTCAACCGAATCCCCATAATGATGAACGTTTACATTAAGTGAATACTGTTTTACAATCCTGCAAACTCCGCATGAGTCGTATTCCTGTTTCTTTTCTTTTGGAGTTTCAGGCTTCGGATTGTCTTTTCTCATTACGACCAAAAGCACGACAGAGCAAATGAATCCGATTATGCAAATTCCAATCGCTAAATTTATTAGCTGCTCTATTTTCATTTTGAAACAAATGAATGCGAAAATTGATAAAATTGCTGCTGTTAATAATAGTGTTTTCATGTTTATTGATTTAAAGTATGTGCATAAATCCACAAAATAAATACCCAGCAATAAAACACAAAAGAAAAACCCAGGCAGATTCCAACCAATGTGTTTTGTTTATTATTTTAAGTTTTTTCATGTTGATTTCGTGCTGTCGTTTAATGTATTTGCTTTTGTCTGTAAACAATTCTCCGTCATCAGATAAATATCCACATTCGGATTCTGTTTTGCAGTTACAGGTGTTATCACCTTCCCCGCATCTTTTAAAGTTTTCTGCCATAATTACTGATTTAAAAAATTATCATTCGCTTGCATTGCTTTGTAATCCACAACTTCAGGCTGTCCGTAAATTTGCGGGTGATCCAGCACCTGCATATATTCCCCGACAAACAGTAAAGGGGATTGAAATAAGGCCCCCTCTCGGTACTTTGCACAATCGAGCAGCATAAGCCCTGCAACGTTGAGGTTGCGGCCTCCAAAGGTTTCACCTTCATAAAGACCATTATCAGCACCCATCCCGTAATACTCAGGCCGCATGATAAAAAACACGGTGTCGGCATCCTGTTCGATGGCTCCCGATTCCCTTAAATCTGAAAGCTGTGGTTTTTTACTTGGCCTTTCCTCCACCTTACGGCTCAACTGAGATAGGGCGGTAATACAAATGTCCTCCTCTTTGGCAATCATTTTCAGGTTACGGGAAATGTGGCTTATTTCCTGTTCACGGTTGTTGCCTTTCTCCTTTGAACCCATCAACTGGAGGTAATCAATGTAAACCTCCTCAATTCCGTATTGCTGTTTCATTTTACGAACCTTCGAGCGCAGGGACATAATATCCAACCCGGCTGTGTCATCAATGTAAAGCGGGGCATCAATGAGGCGAGAGATACCACCACCCAAAGCCATCAGTTCATTTGGGCTTATCCTTTGTTCGTTAATGTTTTTGGAACTTACCTCAGATTCAGAAGCCATAAGCCTATTGACCAATTTCACGGTTGACATCTCAAGGCTGAAAATTGCCACAGGTTTCTGCAACTTAATGGCCGTATGCTTTGCAAGGGAGAGCATGTAAGCCGTTTTTCCCTGTCCTGGCCTTGCTGCTATTATGGTCAAATCCTGCTTTTGCTTTGAGTAATAACAATCAACGCCTTTGTGTCCGGTTCCGATTCCGGGCTTTATGTGATCCGGTCCAATACTCTTAATCTGTTCGATTACCGAAATTGCCACATCCCCGACTTGTTGAACGTTGGATTTACCTATAAAGTCAACCTTTGCGAAGTCCTTAAATATGGTTTCGAGTATTTCCAGGGCATCCGCTTTGGGTTCCTCACAAAGCATCTGAGTTTTGTTTGAAATGCGCATGAGTTCCCTAAGCACGTATTTTTCGTAAATCAGGGCTGCGTGAATTTCAGCGTTTGCGGCTGAGGCGACCCGGTTTGTTTTGCCTGAAACCCCATAAGCCCCTCCGACTGATTCGAGTTGATTTAAAGCCTTTAATTTCTGAGTGGTGGTGAGTATGTCAATTACCTGATTTGATTGCCACAGGGCAATACAGGCGGTAAAAATGAGCCTATTATCGGCCTTGTAGAAGCACTCAGGCTTTAGCATTGCCACTACTTTGGGCAAAACGAATGGCTCCAGCAGTATGGCCCCAATCAAAGCATCCTCAATTTCCGGTACGCATGGCTGTATGTTTCCTGATTGCCTCATATTACTGCCCTAATTTTTTAACTTTAAATTCTTTTGGTTGTTCTGTGCTTTTCTGTTTCAAATACCAGTTCTTAAAATGCTCGGCGAATTTTATGCCATTGGGATAGGATAGATTGGCCGCTTTACGAAATGCAGGGAGAGCAGCAACCAACACGGCCTTGTCAACCTTCAGAATCCTTGCAATGTTTTCGCAGTTTACTGAGTTCGGAAAGTCATAAAAATAGGCTTCGAGTAGGTTTTGAGCATCGCCCCCAATTATTCCTGTTTCTACAATTCGTGTTGGCATTGGTTCGGGTTCTGCTTTCTCAACTTCCTTTTCTTTTTTACTTCCGTTCAGTTTATTTTTCCTCCTGCCTTCACAATACGCTGCCCGCCTTTCCTTTTCCTCTCTCATCCTTACATTATAATACCCTCCATTTGCTTTTTTGAACTTTGAAACAACCGGGGAGTTTATGGAACCGCAAACTTTTATCATGTGTTCTTCAGGTATTATGTCGCTTTGGTGTTGTTGGCAAAGCAGTGTGATGTATTGTCCTTTCTGTTCGTCTGTAAAAAACGCCGTCCCTGAAAGGAAGTCCGACGTGTAAAAAAGTACTGCTGGGTCTTTTGGCATAATAACATTTGATTTTTGGCTTTATAACTACTTCAGCGAATCATGGGCCGCCACAAGTTCCCTAATCCTTCTACCTTCTTTTGTTGACTTTGGCGATACCTGCAAAGCCCAATCGAGCAATACATCAGCCCACCAATGCCTAATCCTTGTTAAACTTCCAGGTGTGGTTTGGTCTGTCATAATCTCCGAGGACGAGCCTTTCAAGTTTTTTGAGTTTTCCATCTTTGGTTAGCGTATTGATTGAACGTCTTATTGAGGTGATAGGATAATGTTTGCCAATTTTTTGCAACTCATACTGAACATTAAACGGGGTAAATTCTTTATCGGGATTGAATCTGAAAACATCGAAAACAAGCGAATCCTGTTTGTCTGCTTTTTCAGAGAACTCGATAAGAGTTTGTCCGGTTTGGTATGTTGTATTGTAGTATGACATTTTAAACTGTTTTTGAAAAGTGAGGCTCAAGCATGGTTCCGCCTAAGAGAACCCGCTCCTTTAAAAGTTCCTTGTCCGCTTCAGGCACATCAAACGAGATAACGTGCATGTTTTTGTAAAAGCAGCCATCGGGCAAATAGGGCAGTTCCTCGTCGTTACCATTGGCAATCCAATAATATTTGTAAGCCTCATCCGGTGGAACCGAAAAGCACAAATCCCTGATTTCCTGAAGTTCGGAGAGGTAAGGCATGTAAACAATCAGTTCGGCTTTGTTTGAATTGGTCAATACCGCATTTGAAACGAGCTGCCAATAGTATTCCTCGCCTTTGTCGTGGTTTTGTCTTACGTCATCAATAGTTTTGCACTCGGATAAAATGCAGAAGGATTTGAGGGTTTCAGGGCATTTCACATCGCAAACGGTTCCATCATCCTTCCTTGCATCCGGGCTGCCTGACCAATATTCAATCGTTGGGTGAATAATGGTTTCATGGCTGCAAAGGATGTATTCAAGTCCCAGGAGGTCAAACACCCGCTTTTCGAGTAGTTTGCCCCATGCCAATGGACGCGCGTTTGATTCGGCTGATATTGCCCTTCCCAGCTTGCGTTCGAAATTGCGCTCTTTTATGTAGGTTATGGCTGGAACTCCAAAGCCGTGAGCTTGTTTTCCGGTGGACATTAAAGCCCCGATTTTACTGCTCGTAAAGTTGCCGATTCGTGCCGAATTGTTAATCATGGTTTGCATCTGATACCTCCTTTTCCATTATTATTTCCTCTTTTGGGTTTGATATCTTAATACTGTGATAAAACTTTAAAGCCTCATCCTCATTAACGAAGCACTTAGTGATAGATCCATCATCCGACCTAACCCAATAAAACTCCTCTAAAAGAGTGTTTGTCGATTTTGATAAAGTTATTTTCATGGCCTATCTTGTTAAAATTTTGTGAACTTTTCCGTAAGACTGAACCTCCTTGTTTTTCAGCACCCGTTCAATGAACGCAACCTCCTCAGCCGTGATTTGCTGCAGTTCCTTGTCCGTTGTTTCATACATGAACTGGAGGTCCTCAGGATCGAAATTTACAGCCGTACTCACAACCCTGTGATTTACGTCCTCAACCTCGCCGTCCGTTACCTCAACCCCTGAAACAACGCTCAGGAGCCATGCCCTGCCCTTACGGGTAGCTTTACCAATGATTGAATCCACAGAGGCATAAGAATCTATCTTAATCGGAATAGGCACAACCTCTGTTTTTTGCTCGCCGTTCAGCTTCCATGTAATGTTTACCTCCACGGCCGCGCTTGTCTTTTCCTGGTTCACCTTTGGCAAACCACAAACAATCCGGTAAGATAAACCCGGGAACCGGTTTAAAAGATATC